CGTTCTTGTCCCATACTTTTACGTGCTATTTTGTCGGTTCCTCGGCTATTTTCTTCTTCTTGATTCTTACGCTGTCTCCAAGCCCATGTAGCGGCTTGTAGTTGTTCAGGAGCGACTTTAATACCATGGTGTTTTTCTAAATGCTCAGAGGCGTTTAGATAATGATGTTCTAATTCCTCATATCTACCTTTAAGTTTCATACCAGCCATAGCAAAAGCATTATCTGTAATTCTTGCACCTGATAATACAGAATGTGCATGTCTATCAATAACGACTCTAGGATTAGAAGGATCGTGTTGTTTACCGTGTTCTAATAAATTAGCAAACGCCTTAATTTTTTTACCTTTTAGAACCTCATTATAATGTTCTCCTTTGAACATTTTATTATCTTTATCTGCCTGTTTTTCACTTGCCATGACGCCTGATCCTTTTCCTCCAATGCCATGACCTGCATCTAGGACTCTTACAGCATCATGATAATTCTGATAGATACCGTTTTGTGGAGAATGATTAGCAATAATGCCTGCTACTGTATGGATAGGATGACCAGTACCTTTTGAAAGGAATTTAGTTAATTTATGAGCATCAGGATACCAATTCTTACCAAATTCTTTTTCTTCTTTATTTGTATCTAAATAAGCATTAACAGCATTCATATGGTTAACAGGATGATCTTCATGCCATTTCTTGCCTTCAATCATTCCTCGTGCTTTAATACTATCCATTGCTCTTTTTACAGCAATTTTCTTTGGACTTAGTTGTTTTGCTTCTTTGAGAAATTCTTCTGCCATAATTTCATCATATTCTTCTTCTTCTTTTCTTAACTGAAGAATTTGAAAGGCATAATCTTTTAATGAAGAAGATGCGTTTGGATCACCTATTACACCTTCAGGGAAATTAATAGCCTTAGAAATATCATCCTGAGTCAAGACCTTTTTCATGATTTGGTCTGCTTTGCTCTCTTTTAAAGGAGGATGTATAGTAACTTTACTTTTGTTTTGTTTTAAGATGACTTTTTCACGACGATCTTGTTTCTTTTGAATCTCAGCAAGTATATCCATTAATTTAGGTAAAACATTGTTTTCTCTTACCGAAGCAGATTTACTTAAAATACTATGTACTGTTCCGGGAGCAATAGAGCCTTTATGACGAGGAATAGCCAATACTTGATCTGATTTAGGATGTTTAAACAATCTATGACTTCCTCCTTCTTTAGAGAAAACCCATCCTCTTTTTTTTATTTCTTTTTCTAATCCTGCTGCATCAAGGTTTAATTTACCTTCTTCTAAATTATTCATTTTATTCCCTTGTCTGAATTGTTTTACTTATTTATTTCAGACAATAAAAAAGCCAGAGATTTCTCTCTGGCTTTAATATACAATCAATAAGTTATAAAATTACTTTATCAGCCTTTAATAAGAGTCTGACCAAAATGTTGATCCTCGGAAATTTTTTCTACTAGAGAATCATAACCACCGAGGATATTATCATTTACTACAATAATAGGAAATGTACGCATACTAGGATACTCTTTACGCACAGTATCAAGATCAATATCTCTATTTAGTAAGATTTCGTCAAATAAAATCTTTCTACTAGAAAGAAGATTTTTTGCTCTTGTACAAAAAGAGCAATTATCTTTTGTAATAACCTTGATATTCATATACCCTCTTACTCGTCGTTGTTCATGATATATTTATTTGAAATTGCCTTGAAAGAAAATTGTCCATCAAAACATTTCCAAACAAGACCTTCAGCCGGTAGACCGTTAAACTCACGATCATCAGCAAGAATAAGAGCATATTCTACAGAAGGAATACCAACAAAGAATTGATGCCAAACAGGAACGTGTTTAATTTTCATACCTAGTTCTTCTGTTAGATATGTGAAGAAATAATGACGTTCGGCAGGAGTAAGATATCTGGACTGATCGATATCATAAATATCGAATAGATAGAATTCATGTTCCTTTAGTTTAGCATAATTGTTGTTAACACCCGGTCCCGCAAGTTCACCCTGAAGAGCAAAATTACGTCCTGTTGTCTGATTTAGATGAACACCAGCACCCATTTCTGCTTTATGAAATACCTGCCAATAAGTGTTATTGATTTCGTCTTCCATATCCCAATTACGAGAACAGACACCAAAACCACCATCCTTGAAATAAACAGTCATTGAAGAACCATCTACCTTGGTAGATACCTCAAATAGGTCATCCTTATGCTCGTGATAAACACGACCCTTAATGTTCTGAATACGTTCTTGATCGGTCTTAGGAATGAATAAAGGAAAATTTTCCTTTACACGTCCTGTAAGAGTAGAAGGATTACCCTTTACACGTCCTGTAAGAGTAGAAGGAATAGGCTTTTCAAACTTTTTAACATTGAGAATTTCTGTAAGATCATCTCCTTCATTGATAAAATCAAGATATGATTGACCGTCAGCATTTGTGATTTTATCAAGACCGATTTCATTTAAAGGAAGAATTATTCCTTGAGACATAGTGTTTCGTAGTTTAATTGTCATAATCCTGAAACCATCTCCAAGATTAGCCGTAGTACGGAAGCATCCCTTACGAAGAAACTCGTACTGAGGCTCTACAGGTAGGAAGGAATCGATTTCGAAATATACAACAAGATCATTAATGTTGTACAGTCCTTTCTGTACAACAACTTTCCATCCATCGACTGAAGCAACTTCAATTTTATCTGCATTTGGAATATCTTCAATATTAGAAATTCTTCTAACTGAAGCTAGTTTACGTGTGATATCGTTCATTATTCCTCACAAAAATTATCTAGATCACTCATTTCTTTATGATATGATCTAATCCATTTCATTAATGTACGTCCATTTTCAGTGTGTTTAAGTTCTGCTCCATCTAAATCTTTTACTGGAACAGGAAACATAAACCCATCTTCACAAACATACCAAAGTTCGCTATTTCTAATATAGGCAAACTTAATAGTTTGTTCTTTTACATAATCCACTAAAGTTTTCATTAGTTTAACCTAATTGTTCCGCCCTTGAAGAGCAATCCAGAGCAGACTACACCACTAGCAGCACGTCCTGTTGGACCTGTAGCAGTAAACCCTGTTGAATATGTGTCATCCTTACCACAACCAAAAAAAGCATAACCTGTGGTATGAATATTCGTATATCCTGCATCAGCAAGAACACGTTCGGCATATTGACCATCTGAACATGCAGATAGACCAGCAACAAGCATAGCAGCAATCAATAACTTTTTCATTCAAAAAACTCCATTATTTTTATTATAGTTTTAAATACTATCCAACATAGTAATGAAAATAATCCTAATTCTCCAATTACAGAAAAAATGATTATCATTCCATTATAATTTTCAGCATTCATCCAAAATTCCACATAATTACTTTGAATTTAGTATTGGTAATCCAATAACCCCATTCCCAAACATTTCTAGTAATATCATAACGTCCAATCATGCTACTTCTCCTGTTTTAAAATGGTATACCTACTAGGATTCGAACCTAGACTACCCAATAATCTGTTGGTGCGGACTTATAAGGACCGTGTGCTAACCATTACACTATAGGTATATTATATTTTTTTCACTCCGACCACTTGCTTTGACATAAGCAAGAAAAGTAAGCAGTTTTTTTTGGTCTTGCTCAGGACCGTTAGGGCAGTAGGTTCAAATCCCATCGCCTCCACCACCTAGTTTTAAAAAAAACTAGGAAATAAATATGAACCTATCCTAACACAGTAGGCGACAATGCTCATTGTTCTTTGGTTCTTGGGAACCTTATTCTAATTGAGATTTAGTATTTATACCTTTTTTTGGTTCTTGTCAACAATAATTCCTTGTCTAAGGAGATTTTCTGCTGTACGACCAAAAAAACCCTGAAGTTTCCATGCAAGACCAGTATCTACAAGATGTTGCCATGCCTGAATAATTTGATCCTGATCATCAGTATCAATAAACCCTTCGGCAATTCCAACAGCGGTAAAGTCATCCATTATAAATCTCCTTAATCTTCAGGTTCACGATAAGTAATCTGTTTTAGAATTACATAAGCGAGTTTTTCAGCAGGAGAAAAGCTATCCATTTTCATTTGAACATAGATAGCTTTTTGTTTCAAATCTCTCCACACACTGTCTAGAAATTCTTTTGAATAAAATTCTCCGTTAATAGAATCATATGGATAAGGGGCTTTAGCTTTTTCATTCATAATAAATCTCCTTATCGAGCCAAGATAGTCTTAAATTCTTTCCAATACTTCCATCTAGGAAGATTGAGATGATAAAGAACATAATCCCAATCCTGACTATACATTTCATCGTCAATAGAGCCATCAACATACCACTTGATGGCATTCTCACGAGAACCTGCGCCCAAGGCAATCAGATCATTGATCTTAGTCTCAAAAGTCAAGATTGCCAATTCTTCACGTTCGTTTTCCATCTTAATATCTGTATCAATCGACTCTTGAAGACGATTAAATTCTTTAGCACGTTCGGAATCAGTAAGAGAAACCCAACGTTCAAAATCACAAGGACGAACACCATAAACATCTTTGTACATATCGGAATAGATATTGAAATCATAAGAATTGGACATGGTGTAAACTCCCTCGTTCATGAAACGACTCTACAACGTTTCTTTTAGACTGTCAATAAGAATTTTTGGCGTTAAGTACGTATTGGATACCGAGTCCAATATCTCCCGCAATGAGCATTTTACCCTTAAACTAACGTACTGATACCCTTCCCCTAGGAGGAAGATCAGGCATGATAGCTACCACATACCTAATATGAATTTTGTGCCGCATACAGGAAACGATCCTGCTTTTATGCCCTTCAGAAGCCACGATACCAACCGTGCCATGCGGCTACGTCCTGTACAAGACGATCTTTTGCGTTTGCAACCGCATCCGATAAAAGAACCCTACACGAATCTTCTGATCCTGTCAACACCTCGAATAAATAAAAATGCAATCAGGAGAAAATATGCCGAACAATACATACAATTTTCAAAAAATGTCAAAAGGAATGCCTAATGACGCAATGGGGAACACGATAAAATCTCGTGAATGGTTTAGAAATACTGCCCTCAACGTCAAAAGTGTCAATGTTCCAAAGTTTCAAAAAGAAACAGCGCCTTTCCAGAATATAGAAAATTTATCAATTAATTCAATAGGTAAGATGTATTGTTTTACTTATGATCCTAAATGGAAAGAGGAATTACCTTATTATGACGTATTTCCTCTTGTGTTTCCTTTTCATTTTGAATCAGATAGAATGTTAGGACTCAACATGCATTATCTTCCACCCGGATTAAGAGCCCGTCTAATGGATGCTCTTTATACAACAATCAATAATGAAAAAATGAATAAAACAACACAGCTTCGAATAAACTATGAAATATTAAATGGAGCATCTCAATTTAAATATTTCAAGCCATGTATTAAGACATATCTATTTGATCACGTCAGAAGTCCTTTCATGTATATTTCTCCTGCTGCATGGGATTATACACTAATGTTACCATTATCAAGATTCAAGAAAAAGAGTCAAGATTACGTATGGTTACAAAGCTCTCTCATGACTAAGTAGAAAATAATGCCTTTTAATATAAACGATTTTACACAAAATATTAATGATTATGGTACGGCTTCTTCAAGTAAATATGATATTAATATATCTTTACCTATTGCTTTACAAGATACATCATTTTCACTTATTACAGCTTCCATGAATGATTTAATACCTTTTAGAGCAGATGACGTTACGACTCCGGGAGTAGCATTATTAACTAATGATACTAATAAATGGGGAATAGGTCCTAGAATTAAGCAACCATATAATGCTGTATTATCACCTGTAACAATAAGATTTATTGCAGATTCTTCAGGAGAATTAGAAGCTTTCTTTAATACTTGGTTTAACCTAGGATTTAATTATAGTGAAGATTCTTCAACAGTTCCTACATTTAATGCTAATTATAGATCAGATGTAGTTTCATCACAAATAAATATCATTAAATATGATAGAACAGGAAACGTTATAAATTCTTATAATTTATATAATGCATTACCTGTAATGATAAGCCCTATTAGAATGGGATGGGACGAACAAAACCAGATTATAAAATTCATGGTTAGCTTCACATATCAAAGCTTTACAATTACTTAAGGAATTTAAATGATACCGAAAATTACATATCCAATATCTATATTTGAGCAGCCTTCTACTAAGAAGAAACTTAAATTCAGACCATTTTTAGTAAAAGAAGAAAAAATTTTATTGATGGCAAAACAAAGTGAGAGTTTCCAAGAAATCATGCAATCTGTAAAAACTATATTACAGGATTGTTGCATGGAAAAAGATTTTGATGTAAATCAGATTCCTATTTTTGATCTTGAAATTCTTTTTCTTAAACTTAGATCAATTTCTGTGAATAATGTAGAGAAGATTTCTATTCAGGATAGAGAAGACGGTCAAACGTATAATCTCATTATAAATCTGGATAAAATTGAACTAATATATCCAGAAGTTATTCCTTCTAATAAGATACAGGTAAACAAAGATATTACCATACTAATGAAATATCCTACATCAGATATATTTGATGATAAAGCTCTAGAATCAAAATTAAATAAAGAAGGTATATACGATCTTATTCTTACTTGTATTGATAAGATATTTGATAAAGATAATTTATTAAAATTCGAACCAGATGAAAAGAAAGAATTCTTAGAAAATCTAGATGTTAAAACATATAACAAAATGAGAGATTTTCTTTTATCTATACCTAAGTTAGAATTGAGGATTGAATATAAAAATAAGCTTGGAAATTCCAAGACTATTTTATTTAACTCGTTAAGAGATTTTTTTATATTTCTTTAATACATTCTAATCTTTTTGAACATATGAAGACAACTAATAATTTAATACGACACCATAACTTTAGTGGAGAGTATATTGAAAGTCTCATTCCTTTTGAACGAGACTTTCATGTTGGAATAATTGTTAATGATCTTAAAGAAAAGAAACAACAACAAGAACAATTGGCGAGAACTATTTAGAGTTCAACATCTACGTATGAATTAATACCTAATATTATAAATCTACACCCACCAATAATTACATTTTTATTTTGATGCCAATGGCCTCCTATCCAAAGAGAAGGCTTGTGTATACTAAACATACATTCAAACATACTGTTAGTAATATTTAAACCAGCATTTTTTTCATGAAGTTGAAAAATTGACATTGCAACAGTACGCGGAATATCATGTGTAATCATAATAGCAGGTTTAACCTGTTCATATAGATCAATAAGTTCGTTGGCACGACCATATGAAACTTCTTCGTTTTCCCACCAATCTACTCCTATTGTACGCCATTGTTTATCTATTGACCATGCACCACCGACAAACATGATTTTACCATGAATGGAATCTTCTATGGTTCCATCTGGAATAAAATTAGAATATTCAATACATTCATCAAGATTATCATGATTTCCACGAATAAATCTATGTTGATTTCCGAATACAGGAGGATTCTTACCAAATCCAATTCCATAGTCGCCTAAACATATACTTCCTGAAATATTTAAATTATTGATTATACTCTCTAAATAATCAAAATCTCCGTGTATATCTCCTATTAACCTTACTTTTTTTATTTTATTTTCCTTTACATATGGCCTATACCACCAGAGAATCCACCATTAGGTGCCTTAACAACAAACAATTCATGTAATCTTTTGTTTGTTGGTGAGTGAGGTTTTATATCATGTTTTTTATGGTGTGTCAAATGATTTGGTGTGTTGTTCTCTTTATTATTGATATTTACTGAAGGAGGTGATGTTCTACCTTTCATATTAGCATATAAATCTTGTTTTGTATAATCGACGAATTCTCCGGTTCCAGAATTTCTTCCCATCATATTTTTATACATTGCATCATCATGTGCTTTATATTGTTTCAATAAAGTATCCAATGGGTCTTCTTTCTTTTCTGGCATTATTCCTTTACTTATAAGATAATTTTTAAGATTTGTATTATCTTCACCTTGATGCATAAACATGTCTTTTGTCATACGAGCATTATCAACAGGATTATTATATGTAGAACTTAATACATGAAGATTTTTATCATATTCTTCAGGTTTAGATGTTGTTTGTTTTTGTTTAAGTAAATTATTTCTTCTAATATATTCAGGATTATTTTCTTGACCTAATAGGTGAGCGCCACCTTTACCATTATCTACTCCTGCCATCTGATAACTTAATGCATCGTTCTCACCACCTTTACCTGTAGCATATATGTATCTAACATTTCTTTCTGGATTATTAGGATTAAATCCATGTCCAGCATACTGTTCCGCAACTCTCATGCCTTTTAATGCACCTTTTTCATCATAATCAGCATGAATAAGATTTACACCATGATCACGACCTATACCTGCTACACCTCCGGTTCCTCCTGCATATCTACCATCTCTTGTTGTTGTTATTAAAGGAGTTCCTGTTGCAGTATCTTTATCAATTTTACCCATACCTACCCAATTAGATGCATAGGCATCACGACCTTGATGACTGTTTCCTAATTTAATACCAACTGAAGCTGCTGTAAGTGATACACATTGATCATTAGTTATTAAGCCTTGTCTTTTGGCTTCTGCAAGATGTTCAACTACATCTTTAGCAGATTTCATTTCAGGCACATTGGAAGAAGCTGCACTAGCATATTTACCTAATCCTAAGGCTCTATCAGCGCCTTTACTATACATATCATCGTCATAATAAGAATTACTTCCTTGTTCTTGTCTTTGTACTGCTTTAGCTAATTTAATTAATCTATCTCTATCAGTCAATTTTAAATCTTCTTTAGGATCAAATCCTGAAAATTGAGAGAAATTCTTAATAGCACCATCAACATTAGAAGGAGAATATATAGCAGCTAATTTCTCAATAGTATTAGCACCTTTTTTATATTGATTTACAAGATTCAACATACCTGCGCGCATACCATCGTCTGGACTTCCAAACACTGATTGTGGAACACCTTCATCAAGATTTTTAGAAGGTCCCTTTTCTCCTACCCAACCAATACCATAATACTTAAGATTAAATGGATTATTGTTACGCACACCAGCAGGTACTTTAGAAGGATCAATTCCTTTAGAGTGTAGATAATCTGTAGCAGATAATTCAGAAGAAGCATTTTGATCTGAACCACTATTGCCATTTAATCTTCTAATAAGCTGATTCGTTCCATCGTCTAAATTTGGTTTAGCCCCGCCAAAGTTACCTCTTTGAAATGAATTAGAAGGGGCAGATGATCCAATAGAAGAACCACTTGAAGGATTATAATGTGGAGAAGAATCTGATAATCCAGATTTATTGAGTTTTTCTAAATCTGCTGCTCTTTCTTCTAAGAGTCTTTTCTGATCCTCTAAAAGTTTATTAATTTCATCTTGTAATTCAACTTCTTTTGCAGCAAGCTTGGCTTTCTTTTCTGGAATATTGGCACGAGATTCCATATCTTTGGTATGTGCCAAATCCTGATTTTTGTTGTTAATGTCAATGTCAATCTTGGAAGCCTTATCCTTATAATACTTTTCCATATTAACACGAAAATCGTCTACTGGCGTACCGCTAGGAGTAGGTAAGTCACCTAATACGTTACCCTCTGGATTAAATGAAGGCATTGTACCTGCAATAGCATTCTTTTGTATAGTATTTACTTTATCTTTACCATATAGCTTTATAAGTTGATCATTAGTCAAATCTTCATTTTTACGTTGACCGTCCTGAACTTTAATGCCTTGATATGTAGCAACTCCGATACCGGTAGCAGCAACTCCTAATGCTATGTATGGATTGGTAATTAATCTTCCTAGAAGCTGCTTAAGAAGCACACCAGTTTCTAATGCTGCTGCTCCTTCTAACACATTGGATATTACGCTATTAGTATTCCCGTTTGTACCATTTCCGCTTCCGACACTGCTTCCTTTACCACCTAAGACTTTCAAAAGTTCTTTGGTATTTTCATCAATACTTTGTAAAATTTTATTATTCATATTAAGAGATTGATGAATATCATCAAGACTATCTTCTAACATCTTAAATCCGCTTTGATTAGAAACCTCGTCAGAAGCTTTCTTATAATCAGAGCTAGTCTGTTGACTTTTCATGAAAGATGGTGTACTAGCAAGGAAAGGAAATGCTGCAATTGCAGCATCTGTTCCTATTTTACTGAAATATCCTCCTACTGAACTTCCTACAGAAGAAGCAATACTTCCTAAATTAGACATAGTAGATGGGGTAGAAGTACCTGACATATTAATCCTTATTAAATAAATATCTTTTGTAAATATTTATAAGGATATGTAATGTCAGAATTATCTCAAAATATACCAGATCATGAGATTATTACTAATGAAAAATGGTATAAAGAATGGAGAACAGTAGCTGCATATACATATTTAGTCATATGTTTATATGATTTTATGCTCGCACCTATATTTTCTCAAGTATTTGCTTATTGGACTCATACAGTATATGTTATGTGGACTCCCTTGACGACTCAAGGAGGCGGTTTATTTCATATTTCTTTTGGAGCAATTATAGGTGTATCGGCATGGGGTAAGTTTTCTGAAAATCAAGCAATCATAAGAAATATGCCAGATTATTCTTCGTATAATAATTACGAACCTCCGTATAATCCTCAACAACCTCGTGTAATAAATTATACTGACCAACAGTCACCTGTTGCTAATACTAATCCTCCTAATAATTTACCCCATCATCATATTCCTTTACAATAAGATGATTTTATTTACCGGGAGTTCCTATAATTCTACTAGAACTAGAATCTCCTAAAGTATTATTTTTTGTATGACTTGCTATTATACTAGCAATTAAACGTGCGTTGTTTGCAGCAAAAGCACTAATTACAGGAGGTGTAATAGTAATTTGCTGATTAACAACATTTTGAGGTAATTTATGATTACCAATTTCTTTTATTTCAGGTGAAATGTATGTATAACTTGTACATCCTGCTAAACATAACATAATTAAAAAAATAAAAACATGTTTCATATTATTTCCTTATACGCTTTTCCAGCCTGCTTCCCATGCATCTGCCATATCAGCAAGAGCAGTCTGAAACATTGGAATTAGATTGTTAGAAGAACGTTTTGGACCATTTACAAATGGAACACCGTTCTTTTTGGCTTCTTGACCACGAACATAATACATATTCTTAGAATGGTCTGCCAGATAAACTTTGGCATCATAATTAAATTGCTTTTTTGCCAGATCATGAGGCCAATCTTTTGCCATTACAATACCTCCAAAAAAAAAAGGGACAAGAATTTCTTGTCCCTTTCTACCATAATTATATTACTTTGTCAAGATCAATCATCATCCATTAATTTTTTAAAATAATCATCATTATCAATATCAGAAGGTGCAGAAGTAGACTTCTGTTCCTTTGGTGCTAAACTACCTGAAGTTTCTTTATTGGCTTCAGCAGCCTTCCCTGAGTCTTCTAAAGGCTTTCCAGTAGCAGTATCGAAACCAATAACATTGTCCAGTCTCTTCTTTAGAACATCAAATTCTTTAAACTTATCTTCAGAAATATAAGTTTTGAGACTCCACTTAGGATTATCCTGAATTTCATTGTAAACTTTTTCCATTACATCTTCATCTGCAAATGGACCGGGAGTAAGCCACTTAGAAGCCTCATAGTTTCTTTGTGAATCGAATCCTGCCTTTTGTTCTGTCTTAATAATAATTTTAAGGTTTGATCCCTTAAAAATATTAAATGGATTCATCTTAGGTTCAGTTTCTTCGCCTAGATCAGCAGGATTTAATGCTGCATCGATCTTATTAAAGAAAAACTTACCAAACTTAAATTTCTTGATTGTCCCATTATTCTCTGGATGAAGAGGATCAGAAACAATATAAATGTTTGCACGGAAGTTATACTTTAACTTCTGATTTGAGGCTTGTTTTCTATTAGGATGATCCTTATCTGTACTGCTATTATATAGCTTCTTATTATACTGTGATACAGGATCGGGAGTTGCATCAAACTTACTCTTTTTAAGAGAGTTTTCAATATACCAACGTCCTGTTGGCTGATGCTTGAATGAATAAGAAAGCCACTGTACAAAGTTTAGCTTTTCGTCTCGCTTACCGGGAAGAAAGCGAATAATGGCTACACCATTACCGGCTTTATCAACAGATGGATACCAATCATCAGGGTCTGCCTCATATGATACTGCTTCTTCAGAATTAGCAGCAACTTCTTTTTCCATCTCTTCATCAAAAAAACTATCAAATTCTTTCTTTAGGTCTTTAATTGACATTAACTGTCTCCTTTTTTATGTGGATTTACCACTGGTTAACGCTGATTTCACAGCTATATTATTTATCATTTTTCGAGATAATATCAGAGCTTTTTGAAGAAATTTTTCTTTTCTGCTACTGATGAAAGTCTTGCCTTTAAGGCAGCATCCTTTTTAATAAAGGGTATTATAGTTTCTATCTCTATAGAGTTCTTATCACACCAATGAACGACTGCCTCTAAAAAATCTAAATCAAGTTCACATAATTTGTTAACTTCAGATATAAATTTTTCAACATTAAATTCTAAATTAACTATTTGATTATCCTTTGATAGGAGACACTCAGAACGTCCATTGAATATATTCATTCAACGGAATTAGCCTCTAATATTAGAGAATTAGAAATTATATCTGAATCTAGAATATTAATTATCTCTTCTGGTGTTTCTTTTATAAAGAAAACATTGTCTTTACAATATATCGTAGTACATATATCTTTAGGGTTTTTGTAAAAGACATTAATATATTCAACTCTAAAATAAATTGGTGTATTTTCTAAGTTATGTAGCTTAATATACATTTCAATCCTTATATTCTATAATAATTTTCATTATACCGTTAGTAAGTTTAAGCATAATAAACTTCTATAATTTTAAGAGAATGGTAGGGTCGGTCAGATTCGAACTGACACTGTTACCGTTCTGAGCGGTTTGTCTCCTAGCCGTTGGACTACGACCCCATAATAAATTAGATTAACATAGTTTATTTATAATGTCAAGCAGAAAATGGTGCCCTGAGAGGGATTTGAACCCCCATTGATGTTATCGCCTCCTGTTACAGTTACTGCGGCTTAGAAGACCGGACTGGTATCAGGGCCTTATTCAATATTTATAATGATCCCGTTCGGTAACATTATCTAAAAGATTAGATATTTTTAAAAATTTGTTACCGAACGGGATCATGTATTTGCTAATTCTTCCATTCCACCATTACACCATTGATGCCATGACATGGTAGTGAAATCGCTCAATTCAAGAATAAATTTACCATCAACACAGCGAACTGTCAATACATGAAGACGTTCTTTTCTATTTTTCATTACACTTTTCCATTAACATAATATTTAAAAAGACAAGCCTTAGTAAGCACACTTGCTTCCCAATTATCTAAACCTACTGGACGATCAATCCAGCGGACAATATAATATTCATATGGAATATCAGAATAAATTCCAATAATTTCTACAAGAAATCTACCGGGCATAGTAGAACCAAGTTGATCCGCCCATGCCTTTTCACCCTGAACAAATCTCTTATCCAAATAAGTCTGTAATGCATCTACGTTCTTAAACATTTTCTCTCCAAACATTAAAATCAACTCTAGGAGGATTATATTCTTTTGTCAAGTAAGAAATATAAGAATTAACCATTTTTCCTACACGACCGCTTGCATTTTTAAGACATTGCTCAGGATCATTTGCAAAGTAGATATGGTTTATTTCTACTTCACCATAAGTCTGATATAGAAGCTTTTCACAAAATGCAAGTGTACGTGCAACGCAAAATGAGGGATCGGTAATAATCAAATGTTCGGTCTGACCGGGCTTAGGAAGTTCAAGCAAAGAAACCGGATCATCTACCAAATAAGCAGAAGGATATAATCTCTTTGCAAGATTTGTCTTACCCGAAGCAGGTAAACCTATGATTAGAGTAATTTTCATACTACTGTTAAAATCCCGTCTTTGTATTTTACGCGAATACCCATCATAGTATAATCGTCATAATTACCATAATATTCAAAAATATGACGTGAATGTTCTTCAAATGCTTTCTTAAAAGCAAGTCTTTCTTCAAAAGACATAGAAGAATTACCATAATCTTCTATACCTATAGAATATAATGGTATTACTTACACCAGTTTGTCAGAATGTAGTAGACAAACTGGTGTAAGTAGATTTTTATTAAAAAAGATTATGCTTTCTTTGCATAATCAAGAGCAAGTTTCATTGCTTTTAGTTTAAGTGTTTGTGTAGTACCATACCAAGCATTATAAAGACGAGAATCAGCAGTACGTCCCATCAAATGATCAGTAAAATACGTAATGCTGTTTGCGGCTTGCCACCAAGAACCCGGAGCAAATTCAGCGCCCGGTTGACTTTCAAGAAGATACTTGCATTGAATAGCATTGCGGCTATCCTTACCTTCAATCACCAGATTTTCGTCACCTGCCTTCTTCTTTTCAGTACGAACCTGAAGAGAAGGAAACACGTTATTGAAAAATTCCATAACGCTTTCCATATCATAGGACTTGGAACCAAGAAAGGAAGCCATATCCTTATAATCTTCCATCTTCTTCTCGGTAATACCAAGAGTTTCCTTCATCAGATCAGCATTAAACTTAACACGATGGGAAGACTTGAAAACCGAATTCACCTTACCATTGAGTGCCATTGCAAGAGTGTTATTGCAAACAACACGAGTAGGAGTGAAACGAATATCACGGTTCATACCGAACTTATGGGGATTGGTAAACAGAAGATGCTGCTCGACACGATCACCATTAAAAAGAGTAAAGTCAGACTTGACCTTAGCCATAACCCAAACAATCTTACCCTTCTGAAGAGAACCAGCGGTATGCATTTCCATATCGCCCTTCTCGATGAATTCACGGAAGCTATCAAAAGCTTCTTCATTCTGAGTGGGTTCCCAACCTTCACCAACAATATCCAGAACCGAATTGTCGGAATCACGGACCAGACCAACGCGATCTTCGACGAGAACCTGATTACCAGCAATATTCATAAACATTGGATGCTTGGAAACAGTCCAATCACAACCAGCAGCAATCATCATCTGTTCAGTCGTAAGATCATTCGATACCCTTGTGCAATTGGTATTGTGCCAAGGAGTTTCGCCCGAAAACGCCATTTTCTCCACGTTATGACTCATAATATTTCTCCTAAACTATGCAACGGAAACATTCCGTTTTCAATAAATAACTTATAAATCAATTTCATTTAGGAGTCAAGAACAAAAATGAACTATTTGAAATTTTATGATAATCTTTTAGAAAGAGGAAAATATGATTGAAGCATATTCAAATGTGCCTTTTTCTTATACATATAATCTGTTTTTAGATGGTTCACAAACTTGGACTGCACAATCTGTTGTCGTAACCCTTGATTATAACATAATTCTTGATGCAAGCAACACAAATATGAGCATCATGTCTTCTACTTTGACAAATCAGGCAAATTTAAATATACCTAATCCTAATAATTATACCTTGACTTTAAGTGCCAATGCATATCAGATGCAGCAGCTAGGTGCTAACTCTACCGATCCAAATGAAAGAGTGATGTTGCTACAGACTCTTTTTTCTAGCAACACCGGATCAGCTATTGCCGCTAATAATCAGTATCTGAGAATAAAGAATTCACTTCTATAATAAGAGGGTCTATATCAGGTACTCGAACCTTTTTGAACCTGTCAAAATTCCAAAAACTATTTACCTCGTTGATAAAGTACATATGCTCAGTAGTATTATTAATATCCGTATTAGTAGAGTAGATAGTATCTTTCTTAAGAAGGCTAACCGATCCCTTGTCGTTAATACATTTCACAAAAAAATAATCAATCATCGTACATCACCATTGCTTGATAAAAAGACTGACTTATTCCAAATATACTAGTTGATATTCCTCCTTGAGGAACCCATCCATTCTTGATAAAATTAAGTACTTTTACTTCAAGTAATGAATAAGAATTTTCAGTCAGAATAGCATAATTAATAATCTGTTTCATTGTGTACCTTCATCGATATGTTGAGATGTTTCTGGTAATTCGTCTTTTGGTGGTCGTTCAAAAATAGGAGGATCATTTAAATGAACATGAGATGCTGTGCCTCCTAGAATAACTCCATCCAATGTTAAAGAAGGTTCATCGACCATTCCACTTTCTCTGATTTTTTTAAGCTTATCATGAAATTCATCATCATAAGGAAATGAATATAACCTTACAGGATTTTCTTTAAGAAGAACATAAATTCTAGTATGTTCTTCTGGAATCCAATAGCCTAATAATTTTACATTAGTTTGATTCCAATTATAACCATATAATGGAATACTATAATCAAGCGGACGAGGTATGCCTAATAATTGTGGAATACAAGCATATGTTATAATTCCAAATATAACATTGGCTATAATAACATATAATCTAAATTCTTTCCTAGCCATAAAGGTTACGGATAGAAAAAGTAACATAAAAGAAATAAAAATACCTAATTGAATTATTAACATATTACCTCAATTGTTTATAAGAATGATTCATAGAACCTTCTATTACTTCACCCTTTTCATCTAATCTAAAATTAAACATTGTTTTTTGTTCGCCTTCTCCTGCTAGTTTAACAGAAGTATCATATATTTTTGCTCCACTACCAGAAGTAGAATCATATATTCTAAGAATCATACGTGCTTTAATGGATGAATCATAATTAGGATCAGTCACAAAAATATTTGTTTTGGGATCACGAACTTGAATTAATTTATGATCAGAAAAATAATGAACATTAAAAGTCCATTCTCCTTTGTACTTTTTATTAGCACACATAATTTCCATATTAACATGCTCTGGATTATTAATCCATCCAATAACATCTCTGAATAAATCAAGACCCATATCGTGCATATGAGAATATCCTACAGGCAATGTATCTACAGGAGATTTACCCCATAAATCAAGGTCTACGTCTCGATTATTATCCCAATATAATTCTGCACAAACTCTACCTTGTGCAATAGAATTCATATTGTCATCTTTCTTGGCATTAATAGATGCAAGAAGAACAGTAAACAAAACAATAAAAATAGCCAGAAAAGAAACTAGAGCATCTGCAAATACCCAACCAAAAAGACTCTCGTCTGAAATGTGTTCGTCTTCATTTTCCATTACTTTTGCTTCTTTACAATTTGAATATTAAGAGAAATCCAAAGAAAGGAAACGATACCGACAATAGTCGTGTTCCAAAGAGTTTTAAGGCCACCTACAGTCGCTTTTAGAACCGTGACTACATCCATATTAGTCATTCCAATTACCTCGTTCAGACCTTCTGTAATGAGTCGGAAACCAATAATGGTTCCTAGCAGACCAATGAAGAGATACTTACCTCGAATGAAGTTAAGCCAATCATCTACATCGGTCTTACCAGTGATATTATTCTTTTCTTTATTATATACATTACGTATTTGTAAAACAACAAATCCTATTACAGTTACACCAAGAAAATATGTAATGTGTGATTCATCGTTTGTGAAAAGTGGAGTAAGAATTCCGTAGAATAACCCTACTGTCACTAAACAAAGAAGAAAAATATTTACTACAAGAATTTTGAAGGTATATGTATTTACAGTGGTCAATATTGTCTCCTATTGATTTTAGATATTTAACCCTCAGGGGTTAAAAGATAACTATCTTGAGGGTTAAAAAAATCAGTCCAATGGAGATTTCCCCATAGAACACGAACAGCATCAACCTTGCTTGCAGAACCACAAGACTGACTGATTCGTTTACAAACTTCTTCAATAATTTTTACTGCAATATTTTCAATAGGTTCATCAAAAAATTTGAAAACAAAATGACGAAGATTATTTTCTCCTATAGGAGAAAGAGCAAAATCTTTTCGTGTCATCTTCTTTTCTTGAATATCATAAAGAAGTTCAATGATATCAACAATAGTCTGATTAATATTGAACCAGAATATTTTAATAAATTCTTGAAGCTTCTCACGATCCTCCTTCTGAAGGAGAGGAAGAAAATCATCTACCTGATTGTTAACAATCATAGAAATAATATTCTTCTCACGAATGAAGTCGTCCTTGGCCTTATGGTATATACAATATTCATCGCATTTCATCTTTACCATATGACCATCTGCAAAGCGAATCACGAATCCTTCAATTCCTGACATATTCTTCACAGTTTCATAAAGCTGCTGCATATTTGCAACAGTACCTTCATACTGCTTTACAATATCAATTTTATTAAGGTCAGCAATAAACTTCATATCAGAATATGAAACATATTCTCCTGTCTTATTATTACGAACAGCAATAAGAACAAGACGATCCTTAGGATGATCGATGACAATGCGATTTTTACGTGAACACCATTCAAAAATAGGTGTATAACCAGATTTAATATTCCAATCAGCAAAATTAGCATATTGAGGATGATCTTTTACAAATTCCTCAATCTGAGAAGTAAGAAAAGTTACTCCTGCCTTGCTACCCCAAGTCCAGATACCATTAGAAAATACAGACGTAATCATAGAACCATCAAGCTTCTCCAAAATCCAATGAGGCTTGGACAGATCGAGATTTTCAATAAGGGACTCTTCACGCTCGTTCACATTAAAAAACTTGTGAAGACGGCGTGACATGATCGTTCCATCCTTATGGAACAATAGACCACGACATTCCTTTTGATAAGGATTAAGGAAGGAGTCTGGTGTATTGAGAATATAATCGATAACGGTGACACCATCTTCCTTATGGTTCACGTAAAAGTTATCGTTATCCTTGATATGAGGAAGAACATCATTAATATGATTGATCACAGGGAACATATTTTAACCTATCAGTTTTAGAGTTTGTTTAATAAGAGCAGGAGACACATAATTACCATGTTTAGATGGTAATACAATGGTTCCTTTCTTGACAGGGTGAGCATAAATGACATGTTTGTTGCTACGTTGCACAAACCAGCCATCAGAAATAACCATACGAGTTAATTCCATATGGTTGAAGTTAATACTTTTCTTAGACATAAAAATCCCTCCTAAGAGGATAACACCTTAGGAGGGATTGTCGGTAATGTCAAGAACTTTTTTTGGCTAGTTCTTCATACGATTTAGGGTGTACATGATCAGGACCGGGAATAAAATCAACTACCTTGTCATTATGAATCCATGCGACAAGATGGACTTCTTCTTTGGCCTTTCTATTTACAGGCGCAATCCATACATACTTTGCATTAGGATTTTTTTTACGAATCATTTCTAGATTTGTTACTAGAACATGATTATAAGGATCGTTAGAACCAGCAGAAACATACACAGTGTCAAAATTACCGGAATACGCATGAGCTAAAATCCATCCTGAAGTCATACCTACTTTAGCAGTTACGGCACAGGTTTTAATAAACCAAGAAAGTCCTACTGCTATTGAATCTCCAAATATTGCACAACTCATTATTTACTATCCGGCTTCTTAGTTAGTTCTTCATTAATTCTTTGTTTGACAAGTTCAAGAGAAGAGTCAACAATACCATTTATATTTTTTGATTCTATTACTTTTTGACCAATTTCAGATGCTGCAATCATATATACTGTTTCTTTACTAGGTAACAAACAACTTGATATTGAAGCAAGTAAAGCCAAAATAAACATAGTTTTAACAGGGAAAATTTTAATAGATTCCAATACTATTTTATCTTCTTGATTTGCAAAAAATATTAAGACATATATAATTATAAATGAAAATAATACAAATGCAAACAGTACAGATAAAAATCCTAAAGAACTAGACGCACCACCTAGATAAATTAACCAAGATAAAGTATTCATTATTTCCATTCCTGTACAGCAATAGTCTTTTCTACCGGAGTTTTCTTTAGAGACTTGACATAATGAAGTTCGTAAATATCTACTTCTGTTGCCTTATCCAGATTATCAATCCCATAAATATTTAAAGATTCCTTAATAGATTCTTCATTTTCATAAGCTTGAGAAATATATTTATCAGTACCATAATATAGAAGACCTT